AAATATATTATATATTTAACACAATGAAAAAATCAATATTAGCATCTACTCCATTTCTTATCTTGAATAAATCTCTTTTAGTTGCCTTTGGAATAGATGCTAATGTTGTATTATCTCACTTATACCAACAGCAAAATTACTTTAAAGAACAAGGACAATTAAAAGATGGAATGTTCTTTTGTACTACAGAAAACCTTTCTTGTTCAACTACTCTTAGTTATTTTCAAATAAAAAATGCAATTGCTACACTTACAAAATGGGGCATACTAAGGGTAGTTAGAAAGGGTGTGCCTGCTAAATTATACTTTCAAATAGATGAATCTCAGATATTAAAAAACTTAAACTCTAGTATTCAAAAAACTTCAATACTAGAATGTGAGAATTTTAATAACAAGACTTTAAAAAACTCTAACACTATTAATAAGAATAAAGAAATAATAATAAAGAATAATAATAGTATATCCCCAAAGGAAAAATTTTTAAATGATATTAAAGAATTAAGTCCTAAAGAATTTATAGAAGATTTCTTAGACTACTGGACTGAAGAAAATAATAAAGGAAAGATGAGGTGGGAGCTAGAGAAAACCTGGAACACATCATTAAGATATAAAAGATGGTGTAGAAATAATGCAAAGTTTGAAAAAACTAATAAAACAACAGAACCTAAATATCCTGACTACTACGATATACATTTTGCTAAAAGGCTGGAGCAGGACCAAACAGCCCTGACAAGCTATTATAAACACTTAAAGAGCTTAGGTTACGAGAAAAAGGTAAATAGTTATGATGGAAAAATTAAATGGATTAAAAGGTGAATATAATAATACATATAATATGGAATGGAATTTTATTAGGAGTAAGGCATTACGAACCTGATGAGGCTCATCCGTATTTTGAATTAAGAATATACTTACTATTTATACAATTAACAATATTTATAGACAGAAGAAAATGAAAGAAGTAGAATTACAAAATTCAGTAGTAACTTATTTAGAATATACTGGCATGTTATTTACATGTACTTTAGGAGGAGTGTTTTTAGGAAAGTCCAATTGGAAACAAAAGAGAATGTTATCAAAACACTACTCAAAAGGTGTGCCTGATATACTTATTTTTGAACCATCTAATAACAATAAATATAATGGATTAATGATTGAGTTGAAAGTTGGATATAATAAGCCTACTAAAGAACAAAAAGGGTGGATAGCTAAATTAAATGCTAGAGGATATAAAGCTGTAATATGTTACAAGCTAGAGGAAGTAATAGAAATAATAAAAACATATAAAAATGAAACCATTTAGATTTTATAAAAACATTAGAACGCCTAGTCATAAAGTTTTTACTCATTGTTTTATATTCTTTGTTAATGATGGGGAAAAAGAAAAAACATTTATATATAGAGATTTAGAAACAGATTTTGAGGGTGTTGATTATGAAAAATATATATCTAGAAAAGAAAAGGAATTATATAATAAGTATAAAACAAATGTTAAAATTGAAGGTAGTAAATTAGGATTATGGGAGTACGAGCAATTATTAGAAATGGGAATATCTAAATTGTGTTAAGCCTTAATGTATATATAGACAAAAAGTATGCCAAGCTAACTGAAGTAAGCAGGAAATTATCATCAAATAGATATCCTGATTATGAGGATTTACTACATGAAGTTATATTAGAACTATACAGCAAAGAGGAGGAGTTGATTAATGGATTAATTCAAAGGGGAGAATTATTGTATTATATTGTAAGAATTATGATTAATCAATACCATTCTTCAACTTCTCCTTTTTATACTAAATACAGAAAGCACTATAAACTACGAAAACAATATAAAGAAAATTATATATTTAATAAAGAGGGAGGTATTGGAATAGAAAACTGGGAAGAACTAAAACAAATGGAAAAAAGGTTGAACTGGATAGATAAAAAGTGCAAAGATTTAAATTGGTTTGATGTGCAAATATTTAAAATCTACTATTTAAATGGATTCAGTTTAACCACAATGCAGATGGCGACAAAAATAAACAGAAACACTTTAGGAAAATCAATAAGAATAGTTAAAAAATATTTAAAAAATGAAAGAGAAAAGTAAAGGACTTGGCGATACCATAGCAAAGATAACAAAGGCTACAGGAATAGATAAAGTGGCTAAAAAAGTATTAGGAGATGATTGTGGATGTGAGGAAAGAAGAAAGAAACTCAATCAAATGTTTCCAAACTTTAAAAATATAAGACAATTTACAGAAGATGAGATAAAGATATATGATGAAGTAATACCTGCTGTAGATAAAAAAGGAATGCTAACCCCTGCTGAAAGGCAAATAGTGTCAGCTTTATATGTTAGTGTATTTGGCGTTAATCCTGTGTGGAAAAGTTGTAGCCCTTGTAATAAACAAATAATGAATAATCTTAAAAAGGTTTACGAAAAGTCTTGTAAGATATGAGAAATCATACTAAAGTCTATATGACTTTTTTTTACTTAGATGAAAGCGATTATATAGGGTGTGAGATGTGTGGAAGTCCAGGACAGGACATCCATCATATACAAGCCAGAGGATTAGGAGGTAGTAAATGTATGGACTTTGTGGAAAATTTAATATGTCTTTGTAGAGATTGTCATAATAGAGCAGAAGTAGACAAACAATTCAACACTTATTGCCGAATACAACATTTGGAAAACATTAAAAAATATTTATATGAAAATTACATTGATAGAAATAAACAGTCTTAATCCTGCTGAATACAATCCTAGACAGATTAGTAATAAACAATACGAGGATTTAAAAGCAAGTATGGAGAAATTCGGATGCGTTGACCCTATTATAATAAACATTAATCCTGAAAGATTAAATGTAGTTGTGGGTGGACATCAAAGACTTAGAATATTAAGAGAGCTTGGAGCAGAGAAAGTGCCTACAGTAAGCGTAAATCTAAGCGAGGAAGATGAAAGAGAATTAAATGTAAGGCTAAATAAATCAGGGGGGGATTGGGATATGGATATACTGGCGAATGAATTTGATATAGTGGACTTAAAAGAATGGGGCTTTAAAGAAATAGAATTAGGTTTTAATATAGATAAGATAGAGGAAAGCCATAATAAGCTGACAGACAGCTTTACAGTGCCCCCCTTTAGTGTTTTAGATAGTAGGCAGGGATATTGGCTAGATAGAAAGAAAACTTGGCACAAATTAATAAATGATAAAGGAGAGAGTAGGGAAAACACATTAAGCGAAAGCGAGTTGATGAGTGGCATTAATAGTGGTGTTTCTATATTAGACCCTGTAATTGCTGAAATTGCTAATAGATGGTTTGGAGTAGATGGTGGCAATAGTTTTGATTGCTTTGCTGGGGATAGTGTTTTTGGATATGTTTCAGATTATTTGGGTAATAAATTCACAGGAATAGAATTAAGACAAGAACAGGCAGATTTAAACAACAAAAGACTAAAAGGAAGTAAAAGTAATTATATATGTGATGATGGGCAAAATGTTTTACAACACATTAAACCAAATACTCAAGACTTATTATTTAGTTGTCCTCCTTATTTTGATTTAGAGGTTTATAGCGACCAGGAAAATGATGCAAGTAATCAAAAGGATTACGAGAGTTTTTTGGAAATAATAAATAAAGCCTTTACAGACAGTATTAAGTGTTTAAAGGAAGATAGGTTTGCTGTTATTGTATGTGGCGACATAAGGCAAAATAATGGCTATTATAGAAACTTCCCTAATGATATTAAAAACATATTTATAAGTAATAATTGTAAGCTATACAATGAAATGATATATATAGAACCTTTAGGAACTTTGCCCCAAAGAGTTAGGAGGTACATGGTAAACAGAAAGATAGGAAAGTGTCATCAAAATATACTGGTATTTTACAAGGGCGATATTAAAAACATAAAACAAAACTATAAAGAACTACAATATGAAAGCAAAGATTTGGAATTATAATAAATGGCTAAAAGCATTAAATGATGAAAAGGATTATAAAGAGTATTATGATAAGCTATTAAAAAAGGTAGGATTTAATGTGCTTAATTTTATGGAGCATAACTTTAAACCTCAAGGATATACAGCTATATGGTTATTAGCAGAAAGCCATTTTGCTATACATACTTTCCCTGAACATGATTTACACTACATAGAGCTTTCAAGTTGTAATAACAAAAAGCATAACGCATTTATAAAAGAAATAGAATATAAAATAAATTTAATATAATGAGCAAAAAAGAACACATAAAGAAAAAAATGTTAATAGAGAGTTTAGAAACCTCTCTAGGGATAGTATCTACAGCTTGTAATAAAGCAAATATAAGTAGAAGTAGTTTTTACAAATGGTATAAAGAAGATGAGGACTTTAGAAATAAAGTAGATGAGATAGATAATGTAAAATTAGACTTTGTAGAAAGTCAGTTATTTAAAAACATACAAAAGGAAAAGGAAAGAAGTATTATATTTTATTTACAACATAAAGGACACAAAAGGGGATATATACAACAGCAGCATATAAATCTAACTTCTAATGATGAAGAAATTAAAAAGATAGAAATTGAAATCATTAAACCTAAAGGGAACAATAGTCCTACAGAAAAATCTTAATGCTAATACTAGAATAGTAGTTAATCAAGGTGGTACTAGAAGCAGCAAGACTTATTCTTTAGCACAGTTAATAATCCTTAAAGCATTACAGGAGCAAGGAAAGGTATATACTATTTGTAGAAAGACCTTGCCTGCTTTAAAGGGTACAGCCTATAAAGATTTCTTTAATATATTAGAGGAGCATAACCTTTACAATCCCAACAAACATAATAAGTCTGAACTTACATACAAATTAAATAATAATGAAATAGAATTCATATCAGTTGATATGCCACAAAAGATAAGGGGGCGAAAAAGAAATATACTTTGGCTTAATGAGGCAAATGAATTTAGTTTTGAGGATTGGATTCAACTCAGTTTAAGGACTACGGAAAATATATATTTAGACTTTAATCCCTCAGACCCTTATAGTTGGATATATGATAATGTAATAAATAGAGAGGACTGTACCTTTATTAAATCTACTTATTTAGATAATCCATTTTTACCTGATGAAACAATTAAGGAGATAGAAAGGCTTAGGGATTTAGACAGCAACTACTGGAAGATATACGGATTAGGAGATATGGGACAGCCTACTGAAACTATATTCAGACAGTTTGAGATATGTAACAATATTCCTAATGAAGCAGAGCTAGTGGCTATAGGCATGGACTTTGGATATTCTAATGACCCTACAGCTATAGCAGAAGTGTTTAAATTAAATGATGATTTATATATTAATGAATTAGTATATAGCAAAGGATTAACAAATCAGGATATAGCACAAAGACTAAAAGAACTAAATATTACAAGACAGACAGAAATAATTGCTGATAGTGCAGAGCCTAAGTCAATAGAAGAACTATACAGACAGGGTTTTAATGTAAAGGGGGCTAAAAAAGGGGCTGATAGTATTAATATGGGAATAGACATTTTAAGGCGTTTTAAGCTACATATAACTAAGAGTAGTACAAATGCCTTGAATGAGTTTAAATACTACAAATGGCTAACTGATAAAAACGGACATATAGTAAATAAACCTGCTACCAATCAGCAAGACCATTTAATTGATGCTGTTAGGTACGCTGCTTTGAATAAGTTAATGACTAATCATAGTGGCAAATATTATATTTTATAAACGATTATTAATAAATTATATATACTATTAAAATGAGTAGAGAAAGTAGAAAGGTTAGTATTCCAAAGGACTGGAATGGTATTTCAATAAGGATGTACTTACAATTTAAAAAGGTAAAGGAAAGAAAACTTAAAGAAGAAGAATTTAATTTAGAGGTACTGAGTGTTGTATGTGGGCTGGAAAAAAGAATGATTGAGAACATGGAAATAACTAGCATTAATAAGGTGTTAAAAAGTCTAAAATTCTTAGAAAAAGAAATGCCTGATACTAAAGAGCTAGTAAAAACAGTAGAATGGAATGGAAAAGAGTATGGCTTTATTCCTAACCTAAGCGAGATAACAATGGGGGAATATATTGATATAGAGGAACATTGTAAAAATGCTGAGGATAATTTACATAAGATAATGAGCATACTATATAGACCAATAGTTAAAAAAACAAATAGGAGATATAGTATTGAGCCTTATGTACCAAGCAAAGAAATACAGGATGAGTTTTTAGACTTTCCAATACTTCCCTCGATGTCTGCATTGAGTTTTTTTTTTCTTTTAGGAAAAAAACTACAAAACTCTTTGGACAAATATTTGAAAAAGGGGATGGAGAAGTTGAGGAAAGAAGTTTAGGGAGTAAATGGGGTTGGTATAACGTGATATTTTCTCTCGCAAATGAGAACATTCTCAATGTAACAAAGATAACAGAATTAGAGTTTTATTTAGTATTGACCTATTTATGTTATCAACAAGATAAAATAAGTACAACAAAAAATAAATATGATAACTTTCAAAAACGTAATAGATGATTTTAGTGATATAGCTACTAATCACTATTTAATTAATTCTTTCCATTCAGGCTTTTTAGATGAGGTGGATGTAAATAAACTAGATAAATCAGACTTTCCGATACTTTATTGTGAGCCTGGAACAGCTACTATTGATATGGGAGTATTAACATACTCATTTACTATATTTATTTTAGATACACTTAAAGAAGATTTGACTAATAGAAATGAAGTATGGACAAATACACTACAAATGACACAAGATATAATAGCTGAATTCAGGCAGAACTTAGCTTTACAAACATCAGGAGGAGATAGTGGTAAGAAATTAAGCTATGTGCCTAATGAGGCTGTTCTAGACTTGCCAATAAGTACAGAACCTTTCACAGCTAGATTTGCTAATATATTAACAGGATGGTCAGCTAGTATGTCAATACAAGTAAATAATACTAATAATCTCTGCGTAGCTCCTGTAGAGCCATCAGACAATGACCCAAATTCATAATGGCTGTAGTATTTAAATTAAGAGGACCAGATGGCAAATTTATAAAAGGAGAGGCTAAGAACTTAGAAAAGTCAATGACTACTTTTGCTTCTAATATAATTAAAGAGGGGAGGGCTATATTAAATAAAGATAAAAAAAGAACTAAAACAAATACTTTATTTAATGAGTATCACTATACAATGAAAACAGACCAAAGTTCTATTACACTAGGCTTTGGATTTGGCAAGGCTGATGATTACTGGCGATTTGTTGACCAGGGAGTAAAGGGAAAGGGATATGCCGATGCGAGTGAAGATGTAGAACGAAAAACATTAAGGAATACTACAGGAAGCCCCTTTAGTTTTAAGTACACCAATCCAAAAGGAAAGCTGGCAAATGCTATTCAAGGCTGGATAAGCAATAAACCTATAAGCCTAAAAGATGGAAATGAACTAGGAGCAGCCTTTGCAATAGGATATTCCATTAAAAGGCGAGGATTAGAAAGAACTATGTTTTACTCTAAGCCAGTAGAGAAAGCCCTTAAAACGCTGCCTAATGACCTTGTAGAAGCATTTAGATTAGACTTTGGTAAATTAATAAACAAACTTCCTAACAAAATAACGATAGAATAAAATGGCGTATTCAATAACACAAAAACCAAACCAATTAGCAGCAGCAAATAGCCCTATGGTGTTTATATTAAAAGAAACAACAGGGTCTATAATTAATGCAGCTAAATTTAGATATATAGCTCAGATATATATAAGTACAACAAATGCCACTACTTGGGAACAAAAAGCTAAAATAAAGCTATATAAAAACCAGGCAGATGTAGGCATAGTAGATATTTCAAAAATAGTTAGTACATATTTACAAACGCAAGAAAAGAATGTAGGTAATCAAGAATCAATAGATGGGAGTATTCATTCAATAGGAATAACTGATACCAGTAATGCCTATTCGCAAAACACAAGTCAATTTATAGGCGTAAAAATAGTAGGTGGATATGAAAAGGCAGCCGATGCTAATTCAAGCCCTGAAGAAACATTAAACCTAGACAATGAAATTATATACTCTATTCCTGCATCAACGCCTTATACTAAAACATCTTCAAATATAGGGGGGTTAGATATTGATGGTACTAATAATCCTTTAACAGGCTATATACCAAATAATGTAGGTAAAAGGTTTTTAACTAATGCTCCTACAGTACAATTTGTTAGAGGTAGTAGTACAGCAGCAGATAATATTGATGAATTGACAGTAGCCTTTATTCAAAATGGATTAGTAACTGATGGAGCAGCTATAGGAAGAATCTATATAAAGTATTATGATTCTTCAGGTGTTGCTATAGCAGGGACTAGTGGTGGGTCTACAGTTCATTATTTTACAAATGATACAGCTAGTGGTGGTAAGGGTACAGCTGATGATATGAAAAATAGCTTATTGTACTTTGGTTGTGGAACAGCTAATCTAGAAGAACAAGAAGATGAGCCAGATGCAAAACCATCTAATTTTGCAAACTGGGCGTACTATGAAATATATGGTACAAATGCTTTAGGTAATGCCATAGAAACTGCAAAATATTACTTTTATAGATATGGTAGTGGGGCAAGTGTAGATGACAGACATCAATCTTGTACTAGATATGATAATGTTAGACTAGCTTGGGTGAATAGACTAGGGGCTTGGGATTATATGAATTTTAGAGGTAAATCAGTAGAGAGTGTAGATATTAGAAAATCTGAAAGTGCTAAAATGCCAGGTACTTGGAATGAGCTTACATTTGGATATGACAACTGGGATAGAGGTAGGCAGACTTTATTTAGTGAAGCTACGAGAAAATTAAAAGTAAATAGCGATTGGCTTAATGATGATGAGGCTAGTTGGCTAGAGGAATTGTTTACTTCTAATAATGTACAAATATTAGCAGATAGTAATATAGTATATCCTGTTATATTAAAAAATAAAAGTTACATAAAAAAAACCAGCGTTAATGATAGGGTAAAAATTCAATATTCTCTTGATTTAGAGTATGCTAATACAATAAGAACCAATAGTTAATGAATACAAGATTAGTAGTATATAGACCAACTTTGACAGACACATTAGTCGTAATTAATAATCCAGGTTCAACATATCCTGTATCAGATTCAGAAACAGTAATTACAACAGATGGTTATTCTGCTGTAGATAGATTAGTAGCAGGCGACACGTTAACAGATAATGCAGGTGTGATATATGGAGTTATAAAGTCAGTAGATGGGGCTTCTACTGTTACTTTATATAGTGTTACAACAGCAATTCCTGATAATGCTATGCTATTTAATTTACCTGAAAAGCCTTATGATTTAGACTTACAAAAAGCCCCTAATATAAGGCTAAATCTAAATTGGTTGGATATTAAAGAGCCTGACCAAAGGAGGTCTAATTTTAGTCAGACTATTAAAATACCTTTTACTGATTCAAATAATAATTTCTTTGAGAATTGGTTTGATGTTAATTTAGATACTTTAATATATAATACTAGAAAAAAATTTAAGGCTGTAATTTTAGTGGATAGTGTTCCACAACTAGAGGGCTATATACAGCTTAAATCAATATATTTAAATTCAAGATTATATGAGGTTGTGGTGTTTGGAGATACTGCGAATTTCTTTGCTGATATAAAAGGTAAAAAATTAAGAGAAGCCTTTATACGTGATGATGGAACAGTAGATAGGCAATTAGACCACAGATTAACTTTAGCCAATGTAGAGGCTAGCTGGACTACAGGCGTAACTACAATGCTAGAAACAACGGAAAATGACATACTATATCCTATTATAGATTATGGTCATACTCAACTTCCATTGTGCGACAGTATGTTCTGGAATCCTGATTACTTAGACCCTTTAAATGCAAATAGTGAAGTTGGGATTAATAGTACCTGGCAAGGCAACGTAAATTATTATGGCTTAATTACAGCAAGTAATTTAAAGCCTGCCATAAGAATACAAAGGCTTTTAAAGATAATAGCAGCAAGGGCTGGATATACTATTACAAGTACATTTCTAGGGTTGAATAATAATGCACAAGATATAGATACTTTCTTTGGTAGGCAATTTATGACATTAGCCCCTCAATATGAAAGGACTAGAGTAAAGGTATATCAGGGATTTAGTGCATCTACAACTACTACTGTATCAGAACTTTTTGGATATAATCAAGCTTCTACAGGCTACGCATATAATTTAAATCTAGAACCTATAGAATTTAATATAATAGAATCTGATACTAATGGCATATTAAACGCTGTAAATTTTTTAGGGGAAACAGTACCTACTTTATATATTCCTTATGACCCTGATTCAGGGGATGAAGCTCCTTTTGGCGAAGTAGTAATACAAGTTAATTTTTCTTTATACTTAGCCCCCACAACTGTTGCAGGAACTACAATACAAAGTTATAATGTTACTCAATCCTGGAACTGGAACTATGGAATGGCATTTACTCAACAAACTGTAAATGTAAATCCTAGCGTGGGAGCAGCTGGGGTTGAAGTTCAATTTACTCAAACACTTAGTATTCTTGATTTCGTTAATTACGCTCCTTTTATGCAGGTAACTATAGCCCCTGTATTCGCATCAGGAAATTTAGGAAATGGCTTATTTTTAGCTGGATATTATAATGGTTCTATACAAACTATAAATCTAGGAGAAGGGCTTTTTAATAATGGAGGAATTAATGGAGAGGT